AAATCGGCGGCTCGCAAAGGATTTTGAGGCGACAATCCGTTCAGCTACCGCGTTCCTATACGCCGCCGCCGCACAGTTCATGCTCAGACGACTCGCTCGTTACGCATGAGATTCGAGACCGACTCTTAGTGCTGACACCTACGGAACCAGTCGGAAGTCATGATAGGCAAGGGTACCATGATTTTACTGGGTTTTTTGGCACTTTGGGGGCGGACAGTCACCAACAGATCCCAAAATAAATTTTCAGATTTCTAACTCTATATCATGGCTAAATGCGCCATTTCTGGCGAAATCTTGCAAACCCGAGCCTAAACCCGCGCCGAAACCACTTCGGGGACGGAAAAATGCTCGAACATCTTCGACATTGGGTCGATATCATGCTCGGACGGACCAGTGCCGAGACCATTCTCGCGCCCTTTTCGCGCATCGAGAAGCAGCTTCAGCGCTTGGTCGATCGCGAGCGGAACCAGCTCACGTTCAACGCCGAGACGCGCGCACAGCTGGCGGCCCAGATGCAGCTGCTGATTGACGATGATCTGAAGAGCCGAGAGGCGATCCTGGCCGCGCACAACGCCAAGAGCCGCATTCAGGAGCTTCGGGGTTGATGCTGGGCCTCATCGGAAACACGCTGGTCAGCGCCACACCCGTCGCCGGCGACCTGCATGCGGTACTGCACGAGGATCGGGTCGAGGTTCTGGCCAATGGCCGACCGCTCCAGTTCGGCGTCGCCTACTTCATCGTGGACCGGAAGGGGCTCGACGCCCAGCTCGACAAGGCAACCGGCCGGTTCACGCTCGGCAAGCGGACGAGGAACAACGCCTCGATCACGTTCCGGGCCGTCGCCGGCGGTCAGCACTTCGACCTGCCACTGGTGATCGAGACGCCACTCGAAGCCGAGGAGCCGACCGTTGCGTGAGCCCGTCACCGACTGGCGCTTCAACCGCACGATCACAGCCCTGATGCTGGTCACCATGCCAGTCTGGGTGGCCGGCTACTGTGCCTGGATGGCTCTCAAGGAGTCGATCGAGGTCTGCAAGGCGATGGCCCGGCTGACCCCGGACCTGATCCGCTACATCGTGAGGGGCAAGTGAAGAGCTTCATCGTTGAGGTCCGCCAACGCTTCCGCGTGACGCTGGACGAAACCAAGTTCACGCCCGAGTTCGCGGAGGAGTACGAACGCTACATCGGGTTTATGGATGGCATCGAAGATCACGCTCGTCACCTCGCCCAGCTCGAAGCGCGAGGGATCGACACCACGCAGTTTGTCGAAGGCTACGGCGAGACGGCAGCGATGGGGATCAAGGTCGAAGACCTCTATCGAGAAACCGAAACCGAGATCATCGAATAAGAAAAAGGCCCCGTCTCCGGGGCCTTTTCTTATTGATCACCAGCGCGCTCGAAATCACCAGGAACGCAGCGCGCATGAAGTTCATCTCCCGCCTGATCCCAGTCACCACCAATGCGTCGCGCCAATTCTTTGCAAACCACCCGCCGGTCAGTCTGGGCATTGTCGCGCGCTATACCCGTCGCCAGTAGGAGGGCCAACGTCCAAACGACCACCCAGACCGTTTCGCCCTTGTCCAGAGGTTGGCCGCTTACCCGGTAGGCCCTCCATAGCAACCAGACCCCAGGGCCGAAGGGCAATATGAGTGCGGAGAAAACGTCCCCCGCGAGGTCGAGAAGGTGATTTAGCAAGCAATGCCCCTGGAAGACGATCCAAGCCCGTCTAGCGGGTAACCGTCACTAATCCGTTGCTACGGAAACGAAAAAGGCCCCGTTTCCGGGGCCTTTTTGCTACGCGAACGATACGTGCGCGGGTTGCTGCGCGTAAGATGCTATCTTCGCCATCTCAGCTGGCTTCAGATCGTCGCAGTTGATGACGCGCAGCACGGCGCTCCCTTGCAGGTACGAAGCGAGCGTCTGCAGATCGGCGGGGCCGACCATCGTCGCGTCTACCTCCATACCTCCTCCGTAAGACAATACCGTTGTCATCTCACCGACGGTCAAATTCGTAATCAAAGCTCACTCCATCACTAGGCCGGAAACACTATGCCGCCAGCCGCTCCGCCTTCACGACGCCGCGGACCACATAGTCAGCCGTACCGGTCGCGTCGATCCGGTGATCCACATCCAGATCGAGGTCCTCCAGCATCTGCATGAAGCGCTCGAAGGAGACAGGCTGACCCCGTCCGACGTCCCGCATGTGGAAGCCGTACATGTCGTACAACTCACGGCACCGCATTTCACCATCGCCGAGCCGTGTCGAGGTGTTGTCCTCAAGGAAGGCCTGCACCGAGTTGTTGATGCGGCGCATCTGGGCGATCCGCTTCAGGTGGCAGGCTGGTTCCGTGTAGCCACGCTGCTCCAACACTCGGCGCAGACCTTCAAGCGCCCACGCCGCGATGGCATCGCGCTCCTCGGCCACGATGATCTGGGCGAGGTTCTCGATCTTGTCCTCGGCCTTCACCGGACGGTTGAAATCCAGAACCAGCCAGCGGCGGATGAAGCCGCGCGTCGTGTCGCGTGATACGGGCAGGTAGTTCGAGGCGAACCACTGCGCGCACTGCGGCACAAAGATGAAGCCGTCCTGGTTCTTGAACTCGGACCGGACCGGTGAGCCCTCGACCACCTCCTTGAACACGTTGCCGGTTATCATCCCGTTTTCCGGCAACTCACCACAGATGTTCACCGCCTTGCCGATCAGATCGACCAGCGCGAAGCGCTCACCCCAAGCCTGCGGCCCCAGCTCGGCCACAGCGTCGGGCGGCAGCATGGCGCGCAGCACCGCGAGGATCTGGCTCTTGCCCGTGCCCGCCCGGCCGAACAGTAGGAAGGCGCGCTGGTACTGGGGCGCGATCTTGAACAGGGTGACGGCAAACATCTCCTGCAACGCCATCATCCGCTGCTCAAAATCGGGCTCATGCCCCCAAACCGAATGGAGGAACTCGAACCAGCGGTTGGCGCGCGTTGCACTCTCGCGGTCGTAATTGAAGGGTAGGGTGAAGGTGGCCCCGAACTTGGGATCATGGTCGGCGACGAACAGGTCCTCCCCGACGAACCCGTTGGCGAAATTGATGCCGCGGTCCTCAACCTGCACCAGCATGCCCTTGCACATCCGCTCCAGCACCTGGACCACGGCGGAATAGTCGGAGTGGCGCCGGACGAGCAGGCTGTCCTTCACATTGTTGGCGACGTGAAGATAGATCGTCGCCTCGTCGAGGCGCTGGAAGCAGGAGCCGTTCCACTGCCAGAACTGGCCATGGTCGTGACGGATCTCACCCGAGCGCTGGAGGTCTTCCAGCACGGCGCGCGCGATCATCGCGTGGTTCTCGGCCTCGCCCTGCTCCGTACCCTTCTTCGCCTGCTTCCACAGCTGCAGGAGGTCGGTCTTCTTCAGCGGCAGATTGCCGGCGAGCGGCATAATGTAGCCAATCAGCGTCCGCATGTTGAACTCGCTGAAATGCTCATCCTTCGCGACTTCGCCGACCAGCTCCTGGATGCGCTCCAGCGCCCAGTCGTCGTCGCTCGCCCGTTCCGCGATCTTGTGGCCGAGCCACTCGCGCGCGCGGACCACGGTCCAACGCTGCTGGGCGTTGCGCTCCAGCATCGCCTTGATGGTCGGATGCTGCTGCCACTCTTCAGGCAGATTGGCATCCCAACCCTCGGGCAGCGTCCGGCCCTTTTCGAGATCCTTAACGAGAAACTCCAGCAGCTTCGCGACCCCCTTATCGGGGTCCATGCTGTCACCGGAGACGCGCGCAGTGAACGCCTCGACCCAGTGGTACATGTGCTGGATCGCCTCGTAGAGGCTGAAGCGCGCGGACTTGTCGATGCCCATGACGACGCGCGCAAGATAGCCGGCGTGCCGAACCATCTGCACGTCGCGCTCGCCGGCGGGGATGACATCGAGCGGCGCCGATCGACCGCCAGCGCCCAGCTCGAAGCCTTTCGCGCCGAGAAGCGCGCGCAGTTTGTCCTCGATGTCCTCGCCGAGCGGCAGGATCTTATCGATCACATCCCAGAGATTGCTGTTCGACGTATAGGGACGCCCGGTGTCCGGATGGATGGACGGCGGCATCACCATCTGGTTGCCGAGGCCGAGGAACTCGCAGATCATCCCGCCATCGGCGCCGCGAAGCTTGAAGTTCTTTTGGCCCTCCCAGCGGTAGATAAGGCCCATACCCTTCTTGCCGATACGCACCCAGGGCGTCGCGGGGAGGATTTCGAGGATCGCCTTGATGAGGGCGTCATCCTCGGTATCGATGTCGATCGCGCAGAGGCCCGACGCGGGGCCGAACGGTAAACCGATGTTGCCCCGTGAATAGGCGGTCAGCCAGTGCTCGCGCACCATTTCCGACGGCATCTGCGAGCCGAAGGTCGACCATTGGTTGATGTCCGGCATCTTGTTCCGCTCACGCAGCGGAATGACAGGGAGGCCCGCCGCCCAGTAGAGCGGAGCATAGTCAGCGAAAATGCCCATGATTTCTCCGTAGAAGAGAGGATTTAGAAGTTAGTCTTCAGCGGTTGCGAACGGTTCGAGCCGCTCCATGAAAATCTGTCGGTGCTCGTCTGCGACGTAATCATCCAAGATGCTCATCACGGTCGACTGGAAGAGATTCATCCTCTTCACATTGTTCGCGCGCTCGGTCATTGCGAGCATCTTTTCGACGAGGGCTGCGCGCGTTTTGATGATCTGAATTTTGTCTGCCGTCTGGAGGTTCTTCGACTCCATCTTGAGGTTCTTCAGTTCATGACGGATGTCGTCGATCTCCTTCGACACATCGTCGACCGACGCCCCGGAGCCCTTCAACTTTGGCTTCGGACCACGCTGGCCGCCCCCCTCTGCCGCCTTCGCGGCGACCTCGATCCGGCGCTCGACAATTTTCTCAACGATCGTTTGGACCGGCACCTCGACGACCTGCTTGGCCATGAGGCGGCGAAGCTGGTCGCGCGTGTCGATGTCGTAAGGGCACTCGTCCCGGTCGAGGTAATCGTCGTGCGTCTCCATCTGCTGACGGAGGGTCATGAGCGATGCGAGGCTGCCAAGATTGAGTGTGGGGTAGTAGGGCGTGCTCATGGGCAGCCCAATGAACGGAGCCGCCGGGTCACACCAGAATTTTTCCGGCGATAACCTAGATATCGATTCTGATCGGCAAGTCGATATCCATGTTATACAGACGCATGGAGATGACGGCGAAGAAAAAATAAGACATTCGTTTCCTCGCGCCGCAAGGCGTGTCGATCGCCGAGGTTAATGCCCCCCGCCTCGCCGTTCTTCTCCTTCCGTGCAGAGAGGTGACACCCGCCGAGAGGCGGGTGTTGCTTTTTGTGTTCTCTGCATATAGTTGACGCTCAGTGTTTGCGGAACTGTTGCAATCGTGCCGTGATAGATATGGGTCGTCTGATGCCAATATCGGCCTTGCGCGCTGGATTGCTGAGAACACGACGCACTCAAAAAAGCCGCTAACCTACGACAAATACCCGTTCCAAGAGATGATCGCGGACGACGAGCACCGAAACCTATCGGTTGAGAAGTGCTCGCAGGTTGGCCTCACCGAAATCCAAATTCGCAAGTTTTTTGCGATGTTGCGCCGAAATACCGCGATCAGCGGCATCTTCACGCTGCCGAACCAGACGATGTTCCAGCGCGTCTACAACGCGCGCATGAAACCGATCTTGGATGCAGATCCGATCTTCAACCCGCCGATGGACGTCAAGCCGGTCCGGCGCATGGATCTCGTCCAGATTTTCGACAGCTTCGGGTACATCACGGGCTGCACCGAGGGTGATGCGACCTCGATCTCTGCAGACTTCCTGTTCCACGACGAGCTAGACCTCTCGCCGATGAACATGATCGGGCTGTTCCAAAGCCGCCTCCAGGACTCCGATCTGAAGATGACGCAGGCGTTCTCGACGCCGACGTTCCTTGATTACGGTATCAACCGAAATTATCAGCTCACGGATCAGCGAGAATATCTGGTCAAGTGCGAAGCTTGTAACCACCATCAGATCCCGCGCTTCAGCTTTGAATTTCTGCACATCCCGAACTTCCATTACGAAGTGGAGAGTCTTCTCGATCTGTCGCAAGAACAGATCGCGGACATGCCTCTTGATGACATTTATGTGAAGTGTGAGAAGTGCTCCCGGCGCCTTGACCTAGGTAATGCGAACATGCGCGAGTGGATCGCGACCTACCCCTCGCGGGTCAATTTCCGCGGCTACAAGGTCCGCCCATTTTCGACTGCACGCATTCCGCCCGGCTACATCTTCACGCAGCTCGCGAACTATCAGAAGCAGGATTACATCCGCGGGTTCGTGAACACGGTGTTGGGCGACCCCTTCACCGAAAGTTCGGCGCAGATGCAGCGCCACGAGATCGAAGCCTGCATGGCCTCGACGGGTAACATTCCCAACGTCGGGCGAGATGTCCCGGTGTTCCTTGGCCTCGACATGGGTCAAATCTGCCATCTGGTCCTCCTCAATTTCGAGGGCGACGGCAAGCCTCAGTGGGTCCTGTTCGAACAGATCCCGATCTTCATGCTGCATGACCGCCTGCGCGAGCTGCGCGAGATTTACTCGATCGTGCAGGGCTGTGCCGATCGCTACCCCTACACGCCGACCGTCGACGCGATCCGCGACGAAACGCACGGTACGATCATGCCGGTCGGCTACGGCGGCAAGGCCATCATCGCGCCGCACCTCGATGAACTGGGGACGGCCGACTATTACACCGCCAATCGGACCAGCGCGTTGGATCGAGTTCGCACTGTCATCACGAATAACGAGGCGGTTCTCGCAGGTTACGGTCCATACCGAGAGACTTTGATCACCCACCTCCGCGATATGGTGCGCGACGAAAAACCTGAGACAGAGCCCGAGTGGAAGAAGCTGAACAACAACGATCACTTCTTCCACGCGATGGCTCTTTCTCTTTTGGCCCGGCGGGTGTGTGAGCACGTGTTTACTAAGCAGACCTCCTCGCTGATGTCCTCGGTGGTATTGACCGGAATGAGCCTGCCTGGCTCTACCGACTCACTCACTGGACAAGTTGGAGCTAAGCGCTTCTCGCGTCTGGGCGCGCGCTAATGGCAACCGCGCTCCAGTCGCTTCAGATCCTGCTCCCGAAGAAGAAGGCAAAGGCAGGCGGCCAGTCGCTGACGCCTACCTATAAGCCGAGCCAAGCGGTTCTCTCGCTGCCGCGCTATCGCGATCACCTGACGGATCTGTTCAACACCCGGCAGGCGAACGACAGCCGTTCGCTGATGTCGGACCTGTCGCGCCATGATAGCGACGTCTCCGCGGCATTTTTCGCCTACCAGTCGATCTCTGGCTCAGCGGATTGGGTCATCAAGGCCTACGATATGGAGGGCCAGCTGGCGCCCGACGGCATCCGCATGGCGCATCAGATCCTGGACGCGGTGACCATCACTTCGGACTATACCCTCGGCTTCTCGGCCAAACCGTCTCTGAAGCAGGCCAACGACGATATGCGGTTCTGGACGCTGCTGCGGGGCTCGCCGGGCGCGGAGCTGGTGCTGAACAAGCGCTTCGAGCCGGACTCAGTACGCATGATCGATATGGCCTCGATCGAATGGAACGAGAAGCAGCCCGGCGTCTACAAGCCCGTGCAAAAACCCGCCGGCGCGAACGCCGAGATCAATCTCGATATTCCGACGTTCTTCACCGCTCGGTTCCACCAGAACCCGACCGACATCTACACGTACTCGCCCTTTGTGGCCGCCATCAACACGATTGCTGCCCGGCAGCAGGTGATCAACGAGCTGTACCGGATCACCCAGGTGGTGGGTTATCCGCGCATGGACGTGTCGGTGCTGGAAGAGGTGCTGCTGAAGTCGGCGCCGCCCCTGCTTCGTGCAGATAGTCAGAAGACCCGCGAGTTTATCGACACCCAGATCGCTCAGATCCGTGCGGCCTTCACTGCGTTGCGGAGTGACGAGGCGCTCGTTCATACGGACGCCGTCAAGGTCGATATGGTCAACGACAGCCGGCCGGCGACCTCACTCCCGATCGCCAACGTGATCGACGTTTTGAACGAGCAGAACCAGGCCGCGCTAAAGACCATGCCGGCTGTGATCGGCAAGGGTAACGGGAACGGCCAGACCGCGTCGGTCGAGGCGCGTTTGTTCGCCCTAAACTGCGATGCACTCAACAAGGTGGTGGCCGACATCTGGTCGCAGCTCCTGACCTTGGCGACCCGACTCGCCGGCTTCCAAGGCAGCGTGGAGTTCGAGTTCGAGCCGGTCGAGTTGCGTCCTACGCTGGAGCTGGAGCCCCAGAAGACGATGAAGCAGTCGCGTTGGGAGCAGGCGCTGAGCCGTGGCTACGTCACCGACGATGAGTTCCACATCGCTGTTTTCGGCCGCCCCCGGCCCGACAGCGCGCCCGAACTGTCCGGCAGCAACTTCATGTCGCCCGCGGCTGCGCCTTCCGTAGATGTGGAGGGCGTTTCCCCCAACTCCGACCCGTTGGGACGGAGCATGGCCCCGGAAGGGGGCACCAAGCAGGCCCGCAGCAAGACCGTCACCAAGCCAAAATCGAGGGCCGCAGCGTGATCAATACACCCGCCGTCGTCACCGAACAGGGTGACATCCGTCTGCACAACCGCGAGGGCGCGCGGCTTCCGCTGTATTTCCAGAACGAGGATGGCGGACCGCGCGACATGACAAACGCCGTGGTGACCTTCATGACCTCGGCCGGCTTCTCGAAGGCGCTTACCCCCGGCATCGAGCCAAACGAGCTGCTGCTCGTGCTGGAACCGCTGGAGCTCGCTGACCACCTGAATGCGAAGGCCGAGTTCATCGTTCAGGACGAGAGCATGCCGGAATGCCCGGTCATCTGGCAGGGCCACATGATGGTGACTGGCTGGTGATCACGATTGCACCGCGCCCGATCGTCAGGCTCGTTGTCGAGGGCACCAAGATGGCGATGGTGCGCACAAGCCGAGGGGTGAACACCATTCGGGTGGTCCAGACCGTGTCTCCTGTGCCCACCGGAGGTGAACCACCGGACCCGGGCGATCTCACCGTTCTTTTCGACAACAAGCTGATCTGAAGGCCTTTCTGTGAGCAGTCTTGCCCAACGCCTCGTCGACATCACCACCCGGATCTCGACCGAATGCAAGAGCATCCGGACGCTGATCAACGGCAATGCGGTTGACCTATCATCCCTCAAGACGACCAGCCGCGCCAATCTGGTCGTGGCGCTGAACGAATTGAAGGACGATCTCGTCCACCTGGAAGAGATTGGCGCTGCGACGATCGACGACAGCCTCGCGCAGAGCCTCGATCACACCTACTCGATCACGAAGATCCGCGATCTCGTCTCGACGGCGATCTCCGGTCTGCTCGGCAATGCTCCGGCGGCGCTCGACACGCTGAAGGAGCTGGCCGACGCGATCGGGAATGACTCCAACTTCGCGGCGTCGATCACCGCGGGGCTGGCTCTGCGGGTCCGCGTCGATGTGGCCAATCAGGGGTTGACGCTCGACCAGAAGCAGAACGCGCGCACGAACATCGATGCGATCGGCCGATCCGAGATCGGGGACCCCGACACCAATTTCGTGGCCATCTTCAACGCCGGCCTTGCCTAATGGCCTCGTTGGTCCGTGGGATCAGTGATCTAGCCGTCGCGATCCGCGATAGGTTGAACGGCATGGTTCCAAAACTGGTGCCGTCAGGTGGCACCGCGAACCAAGTCCTGACCAAGACGAGCGATGCCGACCATGCGGTTGAATGGAGATCGGGAAGCGACGCCGACACGCTCGCAGGCCAATCCGCCAACTACTACACGGACATCAAGGCCCGGCTGGGCTATGTACCTCTCGACGTAGCCGGCGGAACCATGACCGGAGGCCTAACGATCCAGCAGGCCACGGACGCATCGCTTACCCTGGTGTCGAATGTCGCTGCCAAGTCCGCGCGGTTCAAGATGCAAAGCGACGGGAACTTCGTTCTTTACCGAGCGGAAGGCAGCGGCGACTCTGTGCCTATCTTTGCCGTACCGGGCAACGCCGGCCCCTTCTCCTTAAGTGTGCCGCTGACGAGTAGTGGTCACATCGCCGCAGCTGGTTCAGTCTATGTCGGCGGCGACCTCTCCCTGAACCGCACCACGGACCCCACGGGCTACATCCTCCGGCCAAACATCGCCGGCTATAGGAACCTGTGCTTCGCTGCGGACGGCGGGGCAATGCTCGATACTGTAACCATAGCCGCCGCCAACACGCGCATGGCCGGAAGTGCGCAGGTGGACGGAAACCTGCGCGTCAACGCGGCGATCTTTACCGGCTACGGCAACGGCGAGCGGTCCTCCATCATGATCGGAGACGATGCGTGGATCGGCGACATCAACGTAGCCAACGCCATCAACATCCGAGGCGAGCAGAACCCCGACACGGGCTTCCTGTCGTTCGGAAACTCGGGCCAGACGTTCGGTAAGGGAAGCTCAGCAGACTACTTCCGCGTCAACGGTGACCTGTGGGTCCAGAACTGGCTCCGAGTGAACGGGGGTCAGGGGATCTACTTCGAGAGCATGGGGCGCGGACTTGTGCCCGCAGACAGCGGGGCCAGCTACGGCAACGTCAACGTCTACGGGGCCGGATTGAACGGCTGGCAGGGCTACGCCATCAATAATGACCTCATCATGATGGCGAACGGCATAGCACAGCGTGGCTTCTACAGCCCGAACGGCGGCGGCTGGCTGCTGTCCTATGACGGCGCCGGCAACGCCACCTTCCCGCAGAATGTCACCGCCTTCTCCGACCGGCGCCTGAAGACCGACATCCGCACCATCGAAGGGGCCCTCAGGCTCGTCGAGAGGATGCGCGGGGTCCGCTATCTCCGCGATGGCAACCCGCAAGTCGGCGTGATCGCCCAGGAGATGGAGGAGGTTGTCCCGGAAGTCGTCATGACCGCCGACGACCCCCTCGGCATCAAATCGGTAGCCTACCAGAACCTCGTCGGCGTGCTGATCGAAGCCGTCAAGGAGCTGTCCGCCAAGGTGGACGCTCTCACCCCCAAGGAACCATAATGGAACGCACAATCGTGTCGCGTGATGTCGACAACGCAACCGCGCACATCATCTTCACCCATGAAGGGGTGACGGTGGAGCAGAACTTCGACCTCGTCGCGGTCGTCCCGGGCACCCTCTACTTCCTCGCGGCCCAAGGGCGCCAGCTCACCGAGGACGAGCAGGGCAAGCATATCGAGTATCTGGAGGCTTCCCTTCAGCGCCAGATAGACTCGGGGGCCATCAAGCCCGCGCCGGCCCCTGCCGATCCCCTCACGCTCCCGCCGATCCCCAAGCCGGAACCTGACACGGGGCAGGGCGAACTGCCCTTGATTGACCCCGAGGCTTTGTGACGACCCCGCCAGCCGGATCGCCTATCAGCCTCGACCAGTGCCGAGCAGAGTTCGGCCTGGGCTACCCCGTTGCGATGAGTGACATGTGGGGACGGGGAGGGGCCCCTTCGGGTGGCCGCATCTCCCTGTCGGACATGTGGGGCCGGTCCAACGTTACTTTTTCGCCCGGCTACACGCCATTATACTACTCTGCTAGAATTACGTCAGTCGCTGACCTGTATTGCAGCATGCCAGCAGTTTGGACCTACACATATCGGGGTGGCGACGGCGGATACTCCGATATTGGAAGTGGCCAGACTTCAACTTCGATTAGGTTCACCGTCACTGCGGGGGGCAGCGGGGCGAACAGGTACACGCGGTATACCCAGTGGATCGTCACCGCCACAGCCGCTGGCAGATCCATGACATGGGACATCACGGTCGAAGCTGTGGGCAACGGGCCCAATACGTGATCATAATCAGGTTCGAGTTGGTGCGAACCCTACGGACTGGCCGCAATAAAAACCTGTAGTCATAGCGGGTCCCATGAAGCAGATCCCGCTGACCCCGGAACTCATTAGCAAGATCAAATCGGCCGTCGGCGAAGATGTCGACACTGAGGGAATGGCAGTTTTTGAGGTGATCGCTCTCAACACTCTGCCTTTGCCCGGTAAGCGCGGCTCGATATTCGAGCGCGCAACGGTTAGCTACCTCACGCTGCGCCAGATGGAGAACTCGATCAACGGTGGCAACCATCTGCCGCTGATCGCCAACCACAACATGGATATCACTCCCAAAGGGCGAGTGTTTGCCTCGGGCCTCGAATTGGCTGCCGATGGCAGCGCGGAGCTGCGTGCTCTGTTTTACCTTGACCCTACGGAGAAGACCACCGCAGCGAAACTCAATGCCGGATCGCTCGACGAGGTGTCCGTCCAGTTCCTGGCGACCCAAATCCTCTGCTCGGAATGTGATTTCGACTATCGCGGACCCGACGCGACTTGGGCCAATTTCCGAGACCGTTCCTGCAACAATGGACACACTATAGGAGAGAACGGTGTCCACGCGCGCCTTGTCGGTCTCGACGATTTCTCCGAACTCAGTCTGGTTACCCGTGGTGCGGCAAACAAACCTAAAATCGTGGGCAAGTCTCAGTCAAAGCTCGCGCCGCCGCTCCAAGCACTCGCTGCTCGGGGCTTCGAGGTTGACGAGCTGTATCTTGCAGCTTCCGCAGGAGAGAACGAAGTGGATTTTGACAAGATTGTCGCGCAGCTGACGGAGAAGGCCGGTGAGGTGGCCACCCTCAACGTCTCGCTCACTGCGGTGACTGCGGAGCGCGACGGTCTTCAAGTGAGGCTGACTACGGCCGAGGGCCGGGTTGCTGAGCTGGAGGCGGCTTCGGCGGTGAATACCGATGCGACCAAACTGGCAGGCATGGAAGCCGAGCTGTCGGACGCGCGCGCATTTCTGGCCGACGTATTCACCAAGCTGGCAACGGCCACTGGGGATACCGCCCCGAAGGCCCCCGAGACGATCGCCGAGCTGAAGGCCGGCATCGAGAAGCATCAGTCCAGTCTCACCGCAATTCTGCCGGTGGGAGGCGCTGCTGCCAACACCCAGACCGAGAAGGGCAAGCTCGGCTCGAAGTTCAACGCTTCGACCGTCGCGGCCTTCCAGGTCAGCCGCTAAGCTGAGGAGTAGAAAAAGTGGCCTACACCCCGAATAGCGTCGTAGCCGAAACCTTCAGCTTCGAGGACTTCATCTTCACGATGCTCGTGACCGGTGCCGTCACCCTCGCGGATGTTGGCAAGGCTGTGGCGCTCGATACGACTGCCGACAATGCCGTGAAACTCGCAGGTGACGGCGATGCCATCTATGGCCGGCTCGAAACGCTGGAAATTCGTGAGCAGGAGGGCATCACTGTCGGCGCCGTAGCGCGCAAGTTCCGCACCAAGCTGCCGAAATCGGCTGCTGCGATCAAGCGCGGCGACACCCTTGTGGGTGCCGGTGGCGGCCTCGTGAAGGCCGCTGCGGCTGCCGACCAATCCATCAACACCGTCATCGCGGTCGGCCCGACCACCGTGACCGTCGAGAAGCTCTAAGGAGTTCCCAGAAGTGAAGCCCAGTAACCTCATCGAGCTGGCTCGGAACCGTGATGCGGCGGAGGTCGTGCTCGCAAAGCTGACCTCTACCAATGCGGCGGAGAGTCTTCAGGCCGGCAAGGACCTTGTCGCGACCTCCAAGGAGCTCGGCATCTCGGCGCGCGATTATCTGCGCCTGGCTATCGACCCGTCCAAGGGTGATTATGCCAACGACAAGCTCGATGGCTATGAGACCGCGCTCGCCGCGCTGCAGCTGCCGGTACGCGACGACTTCTCGAAGGGTGTCGTGTTGCAGGCCGCTGCCGAGACCTTCCAGACCTTCCCCGGCGTGCGTGCGCTGTTCCCGGAGGTCGTGGACGACATTGTCCAGTGGAAGTACCGCCAGGACAACCTGGAGAGCGTGGATGGCATCGTCAGCCAGTCCCGCACCGTCGCCGGCGTCGAAATGATCACCACGGTGGTCAACGATAATGCAGAGGACTACCAGTCCTTCGGCATCATCGCCGAGCGAGGCCGTATCCCGGTGCGCTCGATCCGCGCGACCGAACATGGCGTCCGCTTCTACAAGTTCGGCGGTGGCTACGAGTGGACCTACGAGTTCAATCGTCGCGCGTCGCTGGATATCATGGCGCCCTATGCCGCCCGAATGGAGCGCGAAGTCGAGATCGGGCAGGTGGCCGTCGCGACCGCGCTGCTGCTGAACGGCGATGCGGTGCATGGCGCGGCTCCGGTGCGCAGCGCAAAGTCGCTGTCGGCCGATATCGGCGTCGACTACAAGCGCGGTGCGATCAACTGGGAAGCCTTCCTGAAGTGGCTCGTCATGCGCGCCCAGGCAGGTACTCCGGTGGACACGGTGGTCGGCAACTACGACATGCACTTCGAGTGGCTGCGCATGTTCGCCAAGCCGTCGCTGCAGCTCGGCACGCCGCAGATCGAAGCGCTCCGCGCTGCGGGCGTGCAGCTGGCTGACGCCAACCCGCGGTTCAACTTCAACGTCAACTTCCAGGTCTCCTCGACCGCGCCGGAGGCGAAGCTGATCGGCTTCTCCAAGGCGGACACGATGGAGGAGCTGGTGGAAACCGGTTCGGACATTCAGGAGTCGCAGTCCGCGATCGAGAACCAGACGGTGAAGTACGTCCGCACGCGGAACAACGGCTACCGCCTGATCTTCGATGACACCCGCGAAGTGCTCGACCTGAGCGAGGCGGCCTAAGCGCCGGGGAGGGGGCTCGCCCCCTCCCACACTGCGGAGACTGACAATGAAGTACCTCGTAGAACCCACTGGCAACTTCAGCCTTCAGGACCTCATAGGACGGCAGGTGGTCGAGGCCTATCGGCCGACCGTGGTCACCTCGACCCCGTTTATCGAGACCCAAAAAGGCCGGAAGCTGCGCATTCTCGAAGTTCTGGCTGAGGACGCCGAGGACGCATCGCTGGCGCGTGCTCGAAACAAGGTGGAGCTGGACAAGGCGGTCGCCGAGCTGCCCCGCCCGGCGGACACGAAGACGGCACCGGCACCAAAGCCCGTCGCGCGGAAGTAACCATGGTCTGGGCCGGTTCCCCTTTCGGCCAGCGTATCGAGTTCAGCACCGGCCTCCCCGCCGGTGCTGTCTCGTTTCGCTTGCGCGATGGCATGGGCATCACGCTGAGCGAAGGAGAGGTCGCACCGGCCGAAGGCGCAATCAGCCATCTTCTCGTGATTGATGGTGCTTTGAACACTTGCAGCCTCCCGCTCTTCGAGGACCGTATCCTCTCGTGGAACTATCTGACGGCGGATGACCTCGTGTCTGATCGGGTCGCCTACCGAGTAGAGCGGCATCTCCCGTTCGCCGTCACCACGGGTGGGGTCCGGTCAAAGCTGGGGGTCGAGATTCACGAACTGAAGGATGGAGAGGTGGACCTCCTATCCGCTTATGCCAACTTCCGTTCCTTCTTCGACGACGGCTTGCTCGACGCGATTTCAGGCGCTGGCGACCACGCTGCGCTGCTCTGTGTTCATGCGATCGAAGCGACTGCAGCGATGTCGGCCTTGCCGACTCTTCAGCTGAAGATCGCGCAACGGGAAACCAGCGGCACGAACGAATACCAGCGCTTTGCCGGCATCGACTGGGGCCGCATCGAGGACGATCTCCAGCGGCATATCGCCCGTGCTCGCGAGGCGATCGACCCGACCTATAGCGAAGGTGAGTTGGCTGCCTTCTCCTTCGGCACCGCCGCTCGCGCGACGGATGCGCTCACGGGCGACACGCTGTGAGCTTTCGGATCTCCAGCATCTACAAGTCGCTGGTACGTCATCTGGTCGACACGGTTGAGAGCGCGCGCAATGGCGGCGGCAGCGACACTGTCCAGTACCATTCCTGGGACAACCGCGGCGATGAATCTGAACTTCCAGCTACTGATTTGATCGGTTTAGCTGGCTGGAGTTTCCATGAGAACCGAGGGCTGTGGATGGTCCACGCCGGCATTACGATCTCCACCTTCAACGACGCGAACCTGTTTCGCGAGCAGGAACTGATCGACGTCATCCACGACAAATGGGGCGAGGAATGCCCGATACCGATGCGCGACCCCGACACCGGGGATGAGTACACGCAGCTCGTGGTGAAGGAGTTTGAGATGCTCCCTGCGGGTAATTCGGAGAAGCGCAATTATCGACCGATCGGACTGGAGCTGAAGCGGACGTCGGCCTGATGGCCGATCTCGATATCAATTTTGGCTTCACCTCCAGTGCTCAGTCGCTTGGGACGGCTCCGCGTGAACTGCAGGCCCGGACCAATGCTTTTGCCCGATTGATAGTCAATGAGGTGGGGCTTTCGGCCAGCGAGGATGCTTACAAATATGCGCGCGCCACGCTGGTCCGCTCGGTCCAGCAAACCGTGATGGCCGAGGTCAGTCGGATGGCGATGTTGATCGGCTCCAATCTGTCTCTCCCCGCAAAATACTCCGGACCATCGGGCAGCATGTCGATCAAGGAGGGAGCGTCTGCCACGTTCGAGAGCGCCGGCTTCCGGCCGACATTCGATCGGCAAACAACGGGCATCCGATGGGCGAAACGCAGCCCGAAATACCTGCGCTGGAAACAGCGGCATGGCTACGGCGCGAACTGGTGGGATATGTCGGGGCAACTGATGCGGACCCTTTCGGATCCTCAGATCTACCTCGACGCTTTTGGCCCAATCGCGGTGCGCTTTACGCGAGCGCGCAACCAAACCCAGGCCAAGAAGGGCCTCTCCGCGAGCCAGGCGAACAGCGGCCTGTCGGCGTCTGTCACCGTGTCGGGTCGGTCGGGGCGCATCGTCTCAGATTTTCAGGTCGGGCGACTGGAGGTGGTCGCCTTCGGCAATATCACGCCCGCAATGCTCCCCGCCTTGGGTCGCCGAAGTATGGACCCTAAGTTCGCTGAACCGGCATCCGGCGATGGGCTTGCGACGCTGATCCACGACCAGGATGCTAGGGCGAAGCTGCTCCGCCGTCCGAAGGGAGCGAAGGCCCGCTTTGCTCTTGAGCCGTTTGTCAGCTTCTACCTCACCCGCGCTATACCGAATGCGGTTTGGCGCCGGACGGAACGGCTCATCCAACAAGGCGCGAGTTCCTAGAGGTTACCCGAGGGTAAGCACCCGGAGCCCCATTTGCTCCTCGGCGCGTGATACCCGCATGCCGTTGACCATGTCGTCGCGCTGGACGGGCGCTGTGGTGATGAACCGGCCGCTTTCGAGGCTGCTGTGGATCTGACGATCGAACAGCTCCTGCAAGGGTTCGTAGGCGCCCCAAACGGGACCGCGCTCAACTAGCCCGTCGTCCCGTTCCAGCCGCGTGATAGGGTCTATCGAACGTTCGCGCTGCTGCCAGCTGTATTGGCGGGCGGCTTGGAATAGCCGGAAGCTATTGAACCTCGTTCCGTCCAGGCCCTCGCTCGCGCCGTTGATTGCCACCATGAATGTCGAGCCGTCGGGCGCACGGAGTGTCATGCCCGCTCTCACGGGCAGGCCGGCGGGCACCCGAAGCAATCGGCGAGGGAGCGTCAGCTGAGACGCCGACACTTCACCCTGGTTTGGCTCTGAGAGGATGCCCTGAAAGCTCCCCACGCCGCCTTCGATGACGGTCAGCAGGGTGCCAAATCGATCATTTGCGTCACGTAGTGATGGCATCGTCCGGAAACTCTCGGGCTAGAAGGTTCTGCAGCGCGAGCCGCACGTCCATCTTCTTCCCCAGGCCGATCTCGATCAGCTCAATCACAGTTGCGTTATTCGTCCTGTCGCTTGCAGCTGCTCGATCCGAAACCTGTAGATAAAGGTCTTCAGGCAGCCGTAACGTAAAAGGGCGAGTTTTCACTAAATGCTCCGTCCGGTTCATCGCGGTGCGCCCCCGTTTTCATTGAGAGCGCTTCAGCCCGTCGTCAAGGGAAGAGTGAGTATTTCACTTGGAGATGGACCAGTTAGATGGCCGCTGACGTCAAGAACAACGCCTTCCTGCTCGGCGAAGCCACGCTCATGATGGCGCCTTATGGTTCCGCGAGTGTATTCGAGCTGACCCCCGAGAAGCACTCGCTGGGCATGGTCCGCAACATCACGCTGAGCCAGGAGTCCGACACGATCGAGCTCCGCAAGGGCATCCAGCAGAACCTGATCGACTCCAAACGCTCGAACGTGAAGACGAGCCTGAGCTGCGAGGTGTTCGAGTTCTCCGCGCAGAACGTCTTCTACTCGATGTCGATGAACCGCGCGGCGGTGGATGTGAAGCGCGGTAAGCTGAAGGCTGAAGCCAAGGGCGCCGCATCGACCATCATCGTGAACAGCGATCCGCTGCCGGGCCAGTCTGGGTCGGGCATCGCGACCATTGCCGACGTGCCGGTTGGCACCACCGTGCTGATCCAGGTGTCGGGCACTGGCAACGACTACGTGCTGCCTGTGAGGACGACTGCCGCAGCGACGATCACGTCTTCGGACCTGACGCTGACCGTCGACATTCCGAAGGACATGACCTTCCCGGCCGGCTCGCGCGTCTGGGTGGTGAACGAAGTTCCCGTTGCCTCGACCGCCGACCAGGAGTTCTTCTCGGTGAAGGCCGTGGGGACGCTCGCCAACTACGAGCGCCCGGTGACCCTCGTGCTCCCGAAGGTGAAGGTGAAGCGCGGCTTCCAGATCACGTTCGACGAAGGCAACTACACCAGCATGCCGTTCGAGTTCGATCCTTACTTCCTCGCGCAGTCGGAAATCGAAGGCCGATTGGCGGAAATCGGAACGACGCAGCAGGGTCTGGTGTACCTGTAAGGTCACCGTAAAACCCCTTGAACACCTACGCTCCCCGCCGTATTGGCGGGGAGTTCTTGTGGGGGCTACCACGGAGCACCCATCGGTGGATCTGCCGAAACCTTCCCGCACCTTCGACATCACCATCGGTGAAGAAAAAACCACCCTCATTATGAGCTACGGGCTCTTCAACGAGATCATGAAGGTGATCCCGTCGCCCGAGCAGATTACCGACCTGATCGTCAAGGACCCATATCTCAGGGACTACGTCATCCGCCGCATGCTGACCGGCAACAAGCGTGTCGACAAAGATGAAGATCTGATCGATCCGTTCGATCTCGATCTGGACATCGATCAGCTGGATGACCTCGTGGCTTGGGTCGGAGAACACATCCTGCATTTTTTTATGCGATCGGCCGCGAAGACGGCCAAGATCGGCGAAAAATATCAGGGAACGATCCAGCACCTAACCCAATCGAGCCTTTCACAAGTTGGTGCGGAAAATTAACCTTTGAAGATGCGCTCCAGTGGGTATTCGGGTGTTGTGAAAGTGATCTTCCCGAGATCTACTGGAGATACAGCTTCTACGAGCTGCGCAAGAGGGTTGAATTAAAGGTGGGTGAAGCCACTGCGTCGCATCTTTCTTTCTACACTGCCTTGGTTGAGGTAACTGCCGCCGCGTTTGGTGGTAAGAAGGAGAGCAAGGGGCCTATCACCGAAGACCTCTCAAACGCGACTCCGGCGCACTTCAAAGCCCGCGTCGGGCAGCTGTTGAGCCTGTAACGTGGCACTCGACAGTAAGCTCACCCAGAACATTAATCTGCGCGCGAATGGCGACCAGCTGCTCAAGCCGCTGGAAGCCTTCGGGCGTGAGATCAACAAGACGATCGCTGGTCTCGGCAAGCTGAGCGATACAATGACCGCCGGCGGTCATAAAAGCGAAGACTCGCTCCGCAAGCAGGTCCAGCTGTTGCAGCGCCTCGTTGGTGAAGCGAGCACGCTCCAGAACGTCCTGTCCAGCGCCGGCCGAGCCAAGGGCAACAAGCTGCTGGACGGGCTCGATGACCAGGCGCTTGGCCGGAAGGCCGCTGCCGCAGCGCGTATCAGTCAGGCACTCGACAGCACTGGTAAAGCGTCGGACGCGCTGAGCGTCCGGCTCACCCAGCTGAACTCGAAGTTTGCGGCGCTGAACGATGCCGGTCGGAAGGTCACGACCCGTGATCTGAACAAGGCCTACAACACCGAAAACGCGATCAAGCAGGTTCGCCGGCTGGAGCAGGAGCTGGAGCGGCTTGATGCCCGCAACGCCAATGCCGGCACTGGCCAGAGTTCCGACGCGCTGAAGCTCCGCGCCGACATACAGAAAGCGCAGGATGCGCTCCTGCAGCGCGTTCAGAACCCGAACCGGTCAACTTGGACGACCGAAATCACGCAGATCGGAACGCTGACCGAGCGCTATCGGCAGCTGACGAAAGCTGAGGCGGACGCGGCAATAGCCGCTGGCCGGAACGAAGCTGCCGTGCGTCGGTCGGTCCAGTCAAACGCCAACATGTCGGACGCGATGTTGCGCGCGCAGCTGGAGCGTGGCGCCAACCAGTATCGGTACACGACCGATCAAGCGCGTGGCTTCGACATGGTGGCACTGGGTCGCGGCATCGATGCAAACGTCTCCAAGCTCGGCCGTCTGCGTGAGATGATGGGCAGCGCGCTGGCGCAGGATCGCCCGCAGAAGGTCATCGACCGGCTGAACCAGTCCTGGCAGCGGCTCACCTCCAACGTATCCGAGGCGATCGCCCAACAGAAGGCCTTCAACAACCTTCCCGAGCAGCGGATGAAGTCGATCACTTCGATGCTGTTCAGCGACGGCGGACTTGCACTTGGCGGTCGCATGCTCGGTGCTGCGGTGCTGTCGCAGGGCGTGTTCGCCGCCATCAACGCACTTCAGGGCGGTGTCAAATACGTCGTCGATTTCGAGGACGCCCTGAAGGGCTTGCAGGCGATTGCCGGGGCGACCGACACCGAGATGAAGGGGCTGAGCGAGACAATCGTGTCCGTCAGCCAGAACACGAAATTCTCGGCGCTTGAGATCACCAAGGCGGCCACGCAGATCGCGCAGGCCGGTTATTCGGCGCAGGAAATGAGCACGGTCCTGAAGGACGCGCTCACTCTCGCCAGTGCGTCGGGCAGCTCACCCACGGAAGCAGTCGACACGCTCACCAGCACCCTGGGCGCGTTCCAGCTTCAGGCATCCGAGAGCACGCACGTTGTCGACGTGCTCGTCCAGGGGCTGAACCGTTCGAAGCTCAGCATCAACCAGATGCAGGCCGCGATCCAGTACGCGGGCGCGACCGCGCACGAGAGTGGTGTCAACTTCGAAGAGTTGACCACGATCGCCGCTAGCTTGGCCAACGCGGGTATCCGGTCAGGCTCGACGATCGGTACTGGGCTCCGTCAGCTTCTTGTCGACCTAAAAACGCCGACCGAGAATTTCAAGAAGGAACTTAAAGACGTAGGCCTGTCGTTGGCTGATGTCGATGTGAAGTCAAAGGGCGTAGCCGAAGTCGTGCGAACGCTCGCGAAGGCGGGATTCACCGCCGAGGCGGCCTATAGCAGCTTCGAGGTTCGCGCGGCGAGCTCCTTCCTCGCCTTCAAAGGGCAGATCGAAGAGTTCGATGACCTGCAAAGGGCGATTGGTGAGAGCGGAGCGGCGGCTCGTGCGAACGAAGTCGCAATGGACTCCCTTTCAGCCAAATGGCAGAAATTCCTCAATCTCGTCGGTTCACTCGGCACCGACCTGGCTGGTCCGTTCGTCAATGCCTTGAAGACGGCGCTGGACGGTGTGAGCGCCGTCGTGGGCGTTATCGGCGCACTGACGGGTTCCTTTGCCGATGCGACCAGCGGCGTAGGTGTGTTCGGCCGCGCAGTTCAGGATGGTCTGGCGGTTGGGCTCACAATCGGCCTGATCAACCCTATCGCGGGCGCGATCGCGGGTCTTGCGGCGTTCATCGGCTCGTTGCGCAGCACCCACGATGAGATGGACAAACTCACCGCTGCCACCAACGAGGCCGACGCCAAGCTGTCAGCCCAAAAGCAGACGGTGAAGTCGGTCGATGAGGCGATCGACGAACTGATCAACCGCAACTCGATCCTCAAAGCCAACACCGCGGCGCTGACGACTGAGACGATAACGCTTGCCGACCGCTTCTCAGGATTGTCCGCCAACTTGGGTGGCGTAGCAAAAAGCTACGACGATCTGCTCCAGTCGATGCTCAACTATCGGGCGCAGGCCCTGAAGCAGACAGCCTCTGACGCAGAAACGAAGGGTATCGCAGCTCAGGAGGAGCGCGACGCTCTGATCAAGCGTCTGCAGCAAAACGGTGTGTCGATGCAGGGCATGGGGCATGGGGCGACCTATGCCGACGCCAACGTCAACTCGGCCTTCCAAATCGCTGGCAAAATCGACCTGAGTACCGATGCCGTGATCAACGCACAGAGCGTCCTCAACCGGCTGAAGATGGAGAAGGGCCAAAACAAATCCTTACAGGATCTAATTAAGCTCCTGTCCGAGCGTGTTGATCTCCTCAAGCAAGCGGCTGCCAAGAACCAGGACGTCCTAAACGCAAAACGCACGGTCGACTTATTCAACGCGAAGTCCAGCACCGCAGGGCAGGCGCGCGAGCAGATGGTCGTTTCGGCCCGCACGGACGTCACCAACGGCCTCGACGCAAACCAGCGGGAGGCGGGCTCGGGTGATACCCAGCTCCTGCAGACGAAGGCGCGTGTCGGTCGGCAGCTGACGGATCTGCGGAAGCAACTCGCAGGCGCACAGCAGGGCACCGCGGCGTTCCTCGATATCTCTGGAACGATCGACCAGCTCACCGGCGAATTGGCGCGCGTCACGCGAGCGGACCGCGTCGCGAAGGAGGAGCGGGACAAGGACCACCCGGACGCGGCCGACAAAGGAACGAACAAGCCGGCCGCAGAGGTGGCTGCCGAGCTGAAGAAAGCCTTCCCAGGCATCGTGATCAGCTTCGCCCGTCAGCGGATGCCGGGAGACGCAGGCTATGTTCCTGGTTCACTGCACACAAAGCCGGGCGGCAATGCGATCGACGTCACGAAACTCCCGCAGGGCGTGACGCCGGATAACGTCCGCGCCTTCATCGAGCGGCTGGGCTTGGAAGTGCCCAAGGGGCCGAATGGCTTCCTCGACGAGTTCAAGAACCCGTCGAAGCAGGCGACTGGCGGCCACTACCATTTCGGTTGGACCGCTAAGCGGTCCTCCGCTCAGCGCGCTGAGGACTCCGAGACTGAGCGCCTGCGGAAGCAGCAGGAGCAGGATGAGGAATCGCTCCGTAAGGCGCGAGCCAGTTCCGCAGTCGGCACCCAAACCAAAACGATCTCCGCGATTATCAACGAGGCGAAGGCCGGCAGCGCTCCGATCTTCGACCTGAAGAACCAGCTAGACGCGGCCTTTGTCGCCTACCGCGATGCCGCGCTGAAGCAGTTCGACGTCGAGCATCCAACAGAGGGCCTTACCGCCGCCGGCGAAGATCTACGCAAAGGTGCGCGGGGCGAGCTGGAAGAGAAGATCAAGGCGGATCTGCGCAACTGGTATGCGGAGTTTTATCGCCAGATCGCGGACGCAGCGTCGAAGGATCTCGACCGGGTATGGAAGGAAGCCGAGCGCGTATATGACCAAGGCGTCCGGTCAGCCAACCTCCCGGTCAAGCGAGCCCAGCAGCGTCAAAATACGGCCGGCAGCGAGCTAAATCGCTCCCGAGTTGGTGCGGGCGCTCAGTATCGGCTGCAGCGGGAAGCCCGAGAAGCTGAGTTGGCGCGCGATCGCACGCAGGTGTCGCTGCTGGGCCAAAAGGGCGTGACGCAAGCGGTCGGATTGATGAGCGCGACCGATGCCGTCGCTGGCCTTCCAGAAGGCGAGGACAAGGCTGCGCAGCTCGAAAAGATCCGCGAGAAGCAGGAGGAACTGAACAAGACCCTGCAGGAGCAGCGCGATCTTCAGCAGTCGATCAACGAGCGCACTCTAGCCTTTACAGCGATCCCGCTCGGCGACCGATTGAAGGATGCAGTCGCGGCATGGGCAGACAACTCCGGCGCGATGGATAGCTGGGGCAAGACGCTGGAGAACAACGTCGGGCCAGCGCTCGATATGTTCACTGATCAGCTCGCCACGATGTTCACCAAGATCGCGGAGGGCACCGCCACGGTGAAGCAGGCCCTGACCGGCTTCATCAAGGCATTTGCTCAGTTCGTCGTACAGATCATCGCGAAGGCGCTCGCGCTTATGGCGGTCAAGGCGATCCTCGGCGCATTTGGCTTGCAACTGGAAAGCGGCCCGGGTGGCACGACAATCGGCAAAAAGCCCGCCCCTGGTCAGATCACTGGCGGCCCGGCGGGCGAGCCGCGCAAGTTCATCACCGGCGGCTACAACAACTTCGTTTCTCAAGGGGTGTCGAACCGCGACAGCGTCGACGCAAAGCTGGCGCAGGGCGAGTACGTCGTGCGGAGCCGGGCCGTCGAAAGCCTCGGGCTCCCTTTCATGGATGCAATCAATCAGCACGGTGCCAAAGGGCTCGACAAGGTCCAAGGCAGCGCCTTCACCAACATTCAGGCGCCTCGCCAGGAAACCAATGTTTGGGTGGTGAAGGAGAGCGAGCGGCCGCAGATGGGCAAGAATGACATCCTGCTCGTCCTCCAGGACGACATCCTCCAGGGTGGGGCTACCAAGAAGCTCATCCGGCAGGTGGCGCAGGGCGGCTGATTGTCGCCCGTGCCACGCGCACGTCATCCACCCCAATGACCGCGCGCTGACGGACGGCGTTGAACCATGGTGCGGCGTAAGCCGCCTGCATACCACGATAGATCGTATCGGCATCGTCCAGACAACCACGACGAAGGAGGGCGCCGGCAAGCTGGAACTGAGTCTCGGTCACGATACCAGCTAATTCTGGAAGCGTCCGCTCAGCAGCATAACGCGCGCCATCGCCGGATCGATGGTCAACTAGAGCACGCTCTACGTCGATGGTTCGGTCCTGGAGATTTCGCAGACCGTCGTAGACACCAAAAGAACGAACGTATTCGCAACTTACCGCTTTGGCATCGAGTGCCGCCGCTATCGTAGTGACGATATGGTTCTGGTCTTTGGCCAGACCGACGACATCATTCATCGTCGCGGCACTAGCTACGGACGACGAGATGGCAACTACAGCAAGCAAAAAGCAACGCATATCCTGGACTCCCACGACGCGGTTATCGCAGAAATCCCTTGAAGCCAAGCGGGAGAACGATAGGCCGGCCCCATGGTCGGAACCTTCGATTTCGCGCCGAACAGTCATGTCGCCGAGGAGGTTGCGCCCGAAGCACCGTCTGCGACGTCATTTAACGGTTGGGAGTTCACCGCTCGACCCAATGTCCCCTATCGTCCAAAGTTCAAGTTGACGATGTCGGGAATGCGCTGGCGACTTACGCCCGCGCGGGACGCGCTAGACGTTGGTACTGAGCCGGCTTTGAATGCGGGGCGCTTGCTCAATTTTTACAAGCTGAACCAGACGTGGGATAACTTCGTCTACCGGCACGAGTATTTGGGGCCGATCACCTGCCGCTTCTCGGATCCACTCAATATTCCGAAGGCACTGCCCGACAGCAGCGGTTTGGTCCCAGACTTTGAAGTCGTTCTCGTCCAGCACAACCCAGGTTTCTGATGTCAAACGCCATTCCAACCTCGCACATTCGCGACGCACTCAAACTCCAAGCCGACGGTAAGATCCATCTCTTTGAGATCTCCCCGCTGTCCGGCGGCACGATCTACTTCAAGGCCGATAACCCGCTCACTTGGCAGGGGTTTGAATATGAGTCGGTCCCATGCGCCCTGTCGGGAGAGCAGATGACAACCGAAGGCACGCCGACACCACGCCTGAAGATCGGCCAGGAAGACCTCGACCTGCTGCCGTTCAAGGCGTTGATCAACGACGGGTATCTCGACGGGGCGATCGTGGTTCGCAAAAAAGTGCTCGTCGACGACATCATCGCCAATCGCAACATCAAGCAAACAACGACCTTCCGCGTGAAGCGTATCGAGAGCTATTCACGCACCCAGATCTCGATGGTTCTGGCGACCTTCTCTGGTGCCGTCAGCCAGACGATCCCCTTCCGGCAGTACCTGCCTCCGGCATTCCCGTGGGTCGAAATCTAGTAGTTCGGGGTTAAGCTATGCTTAGTGAGATGATTAGCCTTGCGGGGCAAATCGTCTCTCTACACAGCTCACTGCATGCCGCTTTCCTATGAGCATCTTCTAGGAAGAAATTACGTTCCGGGTTCGGTTCATTGTCTGAAGCTTGTGCGTGACTTCTATCGTGATAATTTCGAGATCGAGATTGCGGACTACGCAGTTCCCCATGACTGGGATGCAGACCAACTTGATCTGATCGAGATTGTCCACGAGCGAGAGGGCTTCTCCAAGGTGTATGATTGGACCTTGAAAACCCTGCGGCCGGGCGACTTGATGTGCGTCGCAGTCGGGGCGGGAAGGCCGAACCACTTCCTGATTTATGTGGGGTCGAACACGATCCTGCACCATCCCCTGATGCAGTTCAGTCGGACCGAAATACTCCGCGATTTCTGGCGCATGAGCACCTGTTTCGTGTTGCGGCACCCGGAGGTGCCGAACGTCGTCCAGGAACTGCCTGCCACCACCATCCAGGATCTGATCGATGCGCGATATCGCCCGCAAGTTGAAGCGTAAACTGAAGCCGACCGACAAGGTGGAACGATGTGGCCTCATCCTGAAGGACGGCCGTGCTTTCCAAACGGAGAACATGCACGGACAACCCACCAACGGCTTCATTATCGCTGGTGCAGATCTCCTCGCGCACGAAGCGGATCTGCTCGGCACATGGCATACCCATCCGGCGAGCCCGGCGACGCTGAGCCAAGAGGATTATAATGGCTTCCGCAACTGGCCGCAGTTGACCCACTTCATCATCGGGACCGATGGCGTGCGTGCCTACCGCCTCGATGCAGGTGTCGTGACGGAGATCGACATTGCGGCGGGTTAAGATCGTTCTCCATGGCGTGCTCGCCACCATGTACGAGGGCCTGACGATCGCGGCGGAGACTGCCTCGGATGCGATCGAGGGTTGGGCTCGTCAGGTCGGTATGGCAGATGTGCCGCTCGCCGAACGGCCGGTTATCGACGTGATGGGGTGTCCGACAAAGGACGATCTCAAAGCGCCACTTGAGGTCGACGAACTGCACCTCGTTCCTGCAATGTTTGGTGGCGGAGGCAAGTTCGGGCGCATCCTGATCGGCGCGGCCATGATCGCAATTTCTTTCCTGCCCTTCGTTGGCCCGGCCATGCACGCCGCTCTGATTATCTCCGGTGCGATGAGCGTGCTGAGTGGCGTCGCGAGCTTTTTCATGAAATCGCCAAGCCTCTCGAAGGAGGATGACCCGGCCCCGTCGAAGTACATCGGCACGGGGAAGAACACCACCGGCATCGGAACCATCATCGGCATGGGGGGCGGCAGGATGCTCGTCGGAGGGCAGTTTCTGTCGCTCCAAGTGAACTCCAGCGACCTCGTCTACGGGTCTTTTCCGTCGAACGTGCCGGCTTAGCGCGGAAGGGGGCAGGGCGGGCAGCCACGGACAACCCCGGAACAGGCATTGGACACCAAGCAGCAGGCACTCGCCGACATTGAGATCATCGCCGCGGCCAACGAGAGCGGCACTGTCACGCGATCGCAGTACCGAGAGCAGGGAAAATTCTCGACCTTTGAGATCGATAGCCTTTTCGGCAGCTTCACGGAGTTCAAACGGCAAGCGGGCCTAATGCCGACCCGGCTCCAGATCCAGCTCCAGGGCCAAGTGGCGAAACACGTCAGTTTCGACGAAATCCGCAAGCTCAACATCGACCGGGCCGATTACGGCGACCGCTATCTCAAGCCAAGTGGCAAGCGGTTTCAGTCGCTGGTTGTCGCGTCGGATCTCCACGATGAAGATCTCGATCCGTTTGTCAGGCGAGTGCTGATCGACACCGTGAAGCGGCTTCAGCCCGATATCATCTGCCTAGGCGGCGACGTGTTCGATCTGCCCGAGTTTGGAAAATATACCGTCGATCCAAGAACGTGGAATGTCGTCGGTCGCATCAAGGCGGTTCACGACTTCCTCGAAGAGCTGCGCGAGGCGGCGCCGGATGCACAGATCGATATGATCGAGGGCAACCACGAATATCGGCTACTGCGCCACCTTGGAGAAGCAAGTCCGGCTATTCGTGCGGTTCTTTCAGATATCCATGGAATGACGGTTGGCAGCCTACTAGGCCTCGACAAATACGAGGTTCGCTATATCGCTCGTGGTGACCTCGCTGCCTGGACCAAGAGTGACTGCCGACGCGAGATCAGAAAGAATTATGAAGTCTATCATGACACTTTTCTGGTCGATCATTTTCCTGATGGCATCAAGCGCGGCCTCGCTGGATGCAATGGCCATCACCACAAGTTCGAAGCCCGATCCTTTTACAGCGCCCTCCGCGGTCCAAGCATGTGGCTACAGCTCGGTTGCGGACACCGGCGCGGAGCCGAATACTGCGATGGCCATCATTGGAACATGGGCTTCCTCATCGCTCACATTGACACGGAGCGAAATTTAGTCAGTCAGAATTACGTGCCGGTTGGCGATCATGCTGAAGTAGGGGGCAAGTTCTACTTCCGGGGTGAGAGTGAGTTCTAACGATCTGATGCTGCTGGGTAGCGGCGGCGGTGGCGGCGGTTCCTTTCGGAACCGCCCGGATAACCTTCGGTCTACGGATACGTTTGAAGCCCTGCTTGGTCTGACGTCTTCCCGTGCCCGCCTTGCCCCCGGTGGCCTTCAGAACCTGTTCGTCGATGGAGTGCCCATTGAGGACGGGAACGGCAACGCTTCCTTCACGGACTTCGCCGCGACGCTGTTCGACGGTGACCCGACGGTCCTGCAGCCCGTCCAGCTGAAGTTGGGGGCGTCGTCCGGCGCGCATCAGGTCGGTCTTGCTCTCGACAACAAGGATGAGCGCTTCCCGGGCGAATGGCGGAACGGCGTCGTCACCGAGGCGAACGTCAATTTCATCGACATCCGGCTGCTGGTCAGTCAGCTCTACAAACAGGACAAGAAGGGCATCTATGATCTCTTCGCGACGATCGAAGTAGAGCTGCGGCCATCTGGGTCATCGACTTGGATAAACCCACTCCTCGATGTTTCGGCTCCCGCTTATAATCAGAATGGCATGAGCTACGGGTCTGCGGCGTTGCTTTACGCATTGCAGAACGGTTGGTCTCTGGATGGTTTCTACTGGTACGAGCCGATCCCCGGCCAAATTCGACTGAATGGTAAAACTACGAGCCCCTATATCAAGGAGCTGCGGATTGCGGTTCCTAATACCGGGGCCTGGGCGAACCGGACTTGGGAAGTCCGGTGCCGCCTGATGGAGCGCGACAGCTATGTCGACGGAGTCAACGAAGAGCACCGCGTCATCCAGTGGGAGTCCGTCGCTGGCGTAAGCACCAAGCCGATCGGCAACGACGAGGCGTGGCGCGGACTTTCTTACCTGCAGATCTTCGGCAAGGCGACTGATCAGATCACCGGCGTGCCGGAGATGACCGGTATCTATGATCTTGGTCGGCATCGCGTGCCGCCGGACGAGGTCTGGAACCCGGACTCGCGGGACTTCACTGGGGCGCCCTGGGACGGCGCGACCACGCAGCTTGCTTGGACGGCATGTCCGGCGTGGCAGATCAAAGGCCTGATCGAAGACGACCTGTCAGGCATTTCGGCCCTCGTGCCGGGCTCGACGATGAATCGCTGGGATACCCTTGAGGCGTCCAAGTGGTTTTCGGAGCGCGTGCCCGACGGGCGCGGCGGTTGGCATCCCCGCTACAGCGCTCACTGGTTCCAAGAGCAGCCGATGAAGGCTGACGAACTGGTCAACTATCTCGCCGGCGCGGTTGGCGGCTTCTGCTGGGATGAGGGCGATGGCCGCTGGCGGATGAAGGTCGAGCGACCTGAGACGCCAGTCATGGTCTTCACCAAGGAAAACATCACCGGGGAGTTCGTCTACTCCCACACCGATTTCGACAGCCGGTTTAACGACTACGTCGGCGTCTTCCGCAACCGAGAGAACCGCTACGTCGAGGACCGCGTCCGCGTCTACGACCAGCATTCTATCGACACCACGGGTCGTCGCAACACGACCATCGCTCTGGTGGGCTGTGACAACCGGCAGGAAGCGCTGCGCCGGTGCATGATCCGTATGCTGACGTCCACCAAAGAGACGCGGATGGTGACCTTCACCACCAACCGTCAGGGTGGGTTGCTGGAACAGTTCAGCGTCATCGGCGTCGCCGATGGCGACCTGAACTCGAATAGCCAGGTGCGCTCGACCGGCCGTGTCGTAAAGGTGAGCGGCGACCGCCTCCAAATCACCGTTCGGGACGCCCTACGGCTTGAGGTTGGGGTGGCCTACAAGGTCCACTTCACGGTCCCGAACCCGAGCTACAACCCGGATATCGCGAGCCAGCCGGGCGACCTCGAATGGCGCAAGCCCACAATCACCCGGACCTACAACGTCACCAACAACCCAAGCACCCGTGGGGACGTTTACACACTCTACCTCGACGCGCCGGTCCCGGACGACTTCCCTGAGTTTGCCCCGGTCGCACTGGAAGCGGTCGGCCTGCCGGCGCTGCCGAAGCAGTATCGTGTGATGAACATCGAGGTCGACGACGAGAGCGAACTCGTCACGATCACGGCGTCGGAGATCTACACGTCGAAGTGGGTTGAGTCCGACAACGTCCGCGAGGAGGACATTCTCGGGCAGGTGCCAGACCGCACTGTGCCATCCCCGACCGTGCCGGTTGGCGGCATGTTCTTCGTCCGCAATTTCACGTCGAACTATCAGCAGAAGCGTGTCCTGACGGTCGCCTGGGGCCGACCTGCCACGCTGTTCCTCGACGGCTACCGGGTCGAATATACGTTCAATGGCGGGCCGTGGCTCCAGCTCGGCCGCACGAATGAAACCTTCTACGAAATGCAGGAGGCTCAGCCGGGCACATACCGTTTCCGTATCTACTCGGTTGATCGTCGGGGGATGGAGTCGGCCCCGCTCGACGGCACCTTCGATCTCAACGAAACTCTGAACACGCCGCCGGTTGCATCGCTGACCAACCCGACGGCCTTGGTGCGTGAGGACGGAGATCTCTCGAACGCGGGTGGTCAATTCGTCCTGAACTACGCGCTGGGGAAGGTCACCGAGGACGTCAAATTCTCCGTCATCTCGGAGGTGGGCGTTGACGTCAGCATCAACGCGCTGACCGGCAGCTACGCGGTCAACTTCCTCTATGCCGACAGCGGCCGGGCTACCTTCCGGGCGGAGTGGCAGGGCTATACCGTCGATCTCGACTACACGATCACCCGCGTGCGTGACGGCGCCCAAGGACCGGCCGGCGCGTCGCTCGTGGTTAGCTCCAGCAGCCAACACCTCTATTTCGACTTCCGCGGCAACCTGAACCCGATCGATCAGGTGATCAGCTTCACGGCGAACATGCAGAATTGCGTCGGGCCGCTGACCTGGCTCTGTGCCTCGTTCGATCGTTCAGGCCAGAAGCTCGGCGATGTCGCGCTCCGCACGAGCGCCGATGGCGAGCAACAGGCGCGTGACGAGGTCACGGTTTACCTTCAGGGCAAGCTGCTCCCGCCGGGCAGCTCCTCAGTGGTGATCACCGCGCGTGTCGGTGAACCCAACAACCTGAGCTACAGCGCCAGCGTCGCCCGTATTCAGGACGCCGCTCCGCTCGCGTCGCTCAAGCTTATGGCCGATCGTTCCGTGATCGGCATCGATGCCCGTCACCAGCCGTATCCAGACGATCAGGCGATCGTCTTCTCGACCGAGCTGCAGAACATCAACTCCCCACTTCGGTGGAGCATCGGGCACGGGTTCGACGCGGACCATTACCTGACGGGCACAGGCGACGGCCGACGCCTTACCCCGGCTAACCTGCGGGAGCTGCTCGTTAAATCGTGGCTCGACTACAACGACCCGTCGCTCACGATCAGCGTCCAAGCTGATGGGCTGAGCGACACTGTCCGAATCTCGACGCTGGAACACTACACGCTCGACACCATCCCGCCGGCCATCCCGACCGGGCTTAAACTCGCAAGCTCGTCCGTCATCAATGACGTGACCGGAGCACCGGTCACCGTCATCGACGCTTGGTGGGACGCCAATACGGATGAGGATCTGGCCTATTACGGACTCGCGATCCAGGAAGAAGGCGGCGGGTGGATCGAGACGACGACCGCATTGACCGGCTGGCGCTGGACTGTGCCCGCAGCAGCATCCTTCCGGGTAGCTGTTCGAGCGTTCGACCGTAGCGGTAATGCAAGCGCTTACACGCCGGAGGCGGTGATCGAGGCGGCCCGTGATGAGGTGCCGCCGCACCCGCCGACGGGTTTCAGCGTCGAGAGTGGCTTCTCGCAGCTGTACCTCCGGTGGGTCGCGCCCTGGGACGCCGACGTCAGCAACATGCGGGTCTACGAGGGGGCGACGTCGAACTTCGACAAGGCCTCGGTGATCGCGACCGTCAACGCCGCCCCTGGCATGGCAGGTGGCTTCACGCGGAGCGGCATCCCCACCGGCGAAACGCGCTATTATTGGGTGGCCGCTGTCGACACGAGCGGCAACGTCTCGGATGTCGTTGGACCGCAGGGCGGCTCGCCGTCCTACGTCTCGAACATCGATCTGACCCCCGGTCTGAACCCGATCCAGACGGTCGCCGCGCTGCCGCTCTCGACGGGAAGCGGCAAGGTCGTGTTCCTGTCGAGCGATCGCAAACTGTATCGGGACACGGGCACCGGTCCGAGCGCGGGTTGGGACCGGAGCACCGACGGTACCGACATCCTCGCCGGCACGGTGCGGGCCGCGCAGATCGCGGCCGGGGCCATCACGGTGTCGAGGCTCGCAGTCCAGGGCGACAGCCTCAACCCTGACCCTTTGTTCACCGACCCCGCCTTCTATTTCAACTACGGCGAGGGAACGGACGGTCAGAAACCCATCACCGAAATGGATGGATGGTATCAAGAAACTGCAGCCGAAAGCAGCGTGCGTGCCGCGCTCGGCGTAAACAGCTGTCTGACACTCTATGAAGGAAACCCTAAGTGGGCCGGTCGAGGTAGCGGAAAGCGCACGATTGCTCAGGGGAGTACTTATGCCGTTCCGCTAACAGTGGGTAAGACGTATGAACTATCTGCCAGTATGTTCAATGACATTGGGCAGAATATCTACATCCAGTTTGTCATTGCTGATGTAGATGGGGAAGGTCTTGCCCTTGCGACACTAACGCAGCTGGCCGACACAGGTTACGCGGTCAACTCGATCACCTTCACGGCACCGGCCGGCGCGGTGAAGGGTGTGATCCAAGTCTACAACCATGGCACGGAAAACGGCGCAGGCCCGATCAAGCAGAACGGCTCTGCTGGTGTGTCGAACGTTCAGGTGCGCGAGCAACTCGGCAGCACCATGATTGCCGACAACGGCATCACGACGCCGAAGATCGCGGCCGGGGCCGTGGTTGCTGACCATATCCGCGCGGGGACGATCACCGGAGACAAATTCAGCAGCAACACCAGCCTTCCGGCCTCACTCGTCATCGGTGAGACCGGCTTCTCCCTAGGGACCATCCAGAAGAACGCTGCAGATCCGGCTGCGGTGATCAATGCCAACACCACTCAGATCCTGCCGGGCAAGATCATCATCGCTGGCGCGACCACGCTTGCCGATTGGAAAAACGGCCCCGACAGCACCGAGATCCGCGGAGGGGTGATCGCTGCCAACTCGATCAAAGCCAACTCGCTGATGATCGGCAACCGTGGGCTCGACATCATCTCGATCAACTTCGAGGTGTCCGCTGATCGCCAGTGGTTTTCGTGGAACGGCGGTGGCTTCGTCCTTTGGACGGACGACGCGGGGAACCAGCAATCAACGCAGATCGCGGCCAACGGTGTCAACATGGGAGGTTGGGTCTATATCTACTGGGAGAAGGGTGCGGGAGGTTTCGGCGCCACGACTGACTGGGTGGCCGTTCGCACCAACCCGAATTTGGTCATCCTCGCCACATGGCAGGGTGCCGGCTCCGGAAACTTTCTCGTCAACTATGGTGGCACCCGGATCAACGGTGACCAGATCATCACCGGATCGGTCCACGCCAACGTGCTCCAGGCCCAGACCATCACAGGCTACCACGTGTCGGCAAGGTCGATTACCGCTGATAAGCTCGATGTTGGCTCGCTTTCTGCAATTACAGCCAATATCGGTCTACTAAGAACCGCTGATTGGGGCGCACGGGTTGAGATTGAAAGCAATCAAATCCGCGTGTACGACTGGAACAACGTGCTTCGCGTTAGAATGGGTGTCTGGTAGTGTCTGGGTTTCAAGTTTTCGATGAGTGGGGGCGTCTCACCATTGACCTGAATCAGAGGCTGGGTCGATTTCTCGGCAGTTTCTGGATGAACAATTCTCCGGTCGAAGTTTGGTCCGATGGGCTTTGGACGGGGCAGGGTTTCTACACCTGCTTGTTCAATCGACAGCAGAACTTCTCTGGCGCTCCTTTCATGACACAGAACGGCAACATGCTCAGATTTGATCCACGATCACCAAATGGCTCGGTCGGCTGGATTTTCTATGGAGTGTATTGATGCCTGCTGGCCTTCAAATATTCAATGATTGGGGCACAGTCTCGATTGATCAGGATTATGTGAACTTCTCCTGCACCGAGGCGGGAGTTTTCTCTACGTGGGCTGGTGCCAGCGATCCTTATTTCAACAGCCGATTTGAATTTTCGACGGGCAAGCAATTCCCGCTACTGGCTCTGAGGACGGGAAATTTCACGGCGCGGCTAACCCATGTATTCTCCGAAAATGGCGGCTGGCGCTGGTGGTGGGATTTCCAAACGGGGGCTGGCTCTCCAGTGGCGTACTACCTCTTCGAGCCGGCTCAGATCGAGGGAACGTCGAACGGTGTAGGGCTGGAGATCAGGGACGCAAACGGCAAGGTGACGTTCTCCACCAATCAGTCGAGGCCGCTGCGGATCGTTGACATTTTCTCTGCCAACAATTTCGGTACGCGCACCTACGATCCCAGCCGGCAGTATGCTGTCATCATGACGCTTCCTTACGAGCGCCACAGGCAGATCTTCTCTGGTGAGAACGGCCCAAATCCGTCGAGAACCACAACGCAATACTGGACCAGCGTCGTAACCACCAACAACAATACCATTTCTGTAGGCTTATATCAGTACGTCAATTCGTTCAGGAATTGGCGTGAGTCCGACCGGGAGTTCGATGACACCTGGGATGGGGGGATGTATCTGGTGGTAGATGTCACCGATTTTTGAGAGGAACACCGTGAGTAACGACTTGGCTGCAATGTCTAGTGCATGCGTGACTGCTGATCTGGCTGCCCTGAGAGAACTCCAGGTTCTCGCGACCGACTTCCAGGCAGCAGTTCAGGCGGTGGGTCTGGAGCTGACCTTCGACCCGAAATATCCGTCGAGCGCCCGCCGTATCATCAACGAGGTGCTGAACACGTTGAACATGACGATCACGTTCTCGATCCCTAGCGCTATCAATCAGCTTGACCCACCCCCGGTCAGCAGCACGCCGTTGGCGGCCTAAACGAGAAAGGGCGGCCGAAGCCGCCCTTTCTTATTACTGACTCTCTCGCTGGCGCAGGATCAGTTCCAGCCTCGCCAATGCATTCCAGGCCATCGCCGTAGCATGATGCAGGCCTGTTTCGCTATCGATCGGCCCCTCGATCTCCTCGTAGACCATGTGTCGGGCCAAGGCATCGCCATACCGGTTGACGCCGTCCGGTACGGACTCCCACCCCTTCCACGCATACTTGTTCGCTCCGAACTGCGAGAGCAGGGCAACGTCCACCAGCGCCCTGGGGAAATATTGCAAAGCGCCGCGCATGACAGGCGCCTTGCCAGCATCGAGTTTTACTCCGGGCTGGTGAGGGTCCCGACCGTTCGGATCGGTCTGACCATGCCAGTCGATGAGCGACGTTGCTCCATCGATCACAATACGGCCGGGTTGGGTTTCAGCGCTCAATTCTAGCTCCGTTCGCCCCCGCGAAGGTTTAGATCGACACGTCTGCCTTGATGGCGGGATGCGGGTCATAGTCGACGAGCAGCACGTCGGATGGCTCGATCTCGAAGATCGATTTACCCTCCGCGGGGAAGGCTAGTTTGGGGAATGGCCGTGGCTCGCGTGTCAGCTGCTCGCGGGCCTGCTCGACGTGGTTGGCGTAGAGATGGACGTCCCCGAACGTGTGGACGAAATCACCGACCCGCAAACCTACCTCACGCGCGATCAGGTGCGTCAGCAGCGCATAGGATGCGATATTGAAGGGCACCCCAAGGAAGGCGTCTGCGCTGCGCTGGTAGAGCTGGCATGAGAGCTTGCCGTCTGCAACGAAGAACTGGAACAGGCAGTGGCACGGCGGGAGGGCCATGTCCTCGATCTCGGCGGGGTTCCATGCTGTGACGATGTGGCGGCGCCCATACGGATCGCGCTTCAGGCCCTCGATCAGGTTCGAGATCTGGTCGATCGGCCACAGCTCACGATTTCCCTCCCAGTTCGGCCACGACCGCCACTGCTTCCCGTAGACCGGTCCAAGGTCGCCGCTGGCATCTGCCCACTCGTTCCAGATCGTGATCCCGTGGTCGTGCAGGAACTTGATGTTGGTATCGCCGCGGAGGAACCACAGCAGCTCCACCAGCACCGACTTCCAGTGGACGCGCTTGGTGGTCAGCAGCGGGAAGCCCTGCGACAGATCGAAGCGAATTTGTCGCCCGAACAAGCCGTAAGTGCCCCCGTTGCGGCCATCGCGGTAAACGCCCGTCTCCAGCAAGTCGGCCAACAGCCCAAGGTACTGACGCTCGGGGTGGCTCGATGGGAAGTGGAGCTTACCCAAGACAAGGTTGCCCGGGAAGGTGATGGTGTTGGCGTTGCTGCTGATCGTAGCAAGTTCGGTCATGCCAGCATCCCCTTGAGGAATGCGTAGGCCGTCCGGCCGTCGAAGAGTCTGCGCAGCACGTAGCTGCGCGCGATCGACGTCACGGTGAAAATGCTCGTGATCAGGAGCGAACGGCCGGCGCTCGCGTGGAAACCGAACAGCGGATCGACGATGAAAACCCACACAGCCCAGCTGATGAAGAAGCCGATGCCAGTGTTGGTGCAGGCTTCGAGGAAGCTGTCCATTTTCGACTGTTTGGTGCGCAAATCAGATCTCCGGTTGGAAATAGTCGGGCCGAGGCGTCGGCTTGCGCTGCGGGATCGAGTAGAGCAGCAGCCACTGCCCATCGCGTCCGGTCGCCATGTCATGACTGCCGGCCTCGTAAGCGGCGCGCGCCCCGGCGATCGCCGGATCGTCGTTGTTCCAGACGTCGTGGGCGAGCTTGCGGGCAACGAGCATGTCGCGCAGCTCCGGCCGACCATGTCCGTCGTGAACTTCCTGACGGAGAGCCCGCGGCTGGCCGGCAAGCTCGTCGGCAATCGGAAGGACGTGGCGAATATCGATGCCGAGATTGCGTGCCACCTTAGCAGGAGCACGCACCTTCCGAAGCTCAAAGATGATCTCGTCCCTGATCTCAGGCGTAATCGTATACACAAAAAACTCCAATGCCCCGGTGACATGAGCCTGTGTCACCAGGGCATTGGAGTGGGAATGCGTGAAATAAAGCTAAGCTAGGCTTTATAGTTGAATTACGTGATCGGCCTCGACGTCTTTGTGTGTCACGATGATGATCTGCTTCAGATATTCGCGAAGGCTCTGAAGTGTGCTGTGAGTGGCACCAGCACGCTGGATGTCCATGTCCTTGTCGATCTCATCGCCAAGAAAGATCGGCAGAACCTTCGACGTGAGCACCTGGCCAAGCCCGATGCGGAGAGCGAGGTTCACGACCGACTTGCCCGAGCCAGACAGTGTCTGGAGCGGCTGGCCATCGACAGTGATATTGAAATCCTCGTCGACGTCCACGAACCGACGCTCGCCGTTCGTCATCGCGGCCAGCAGGGTGCTTGCCGCCCGGGCGAGGCTGGGTGCCAGCTCCTGCTTCACCTTCACGCGAGCATTCTTCAGCGAGGCGGCGCCCCGGCCGAAGGCGTCCGCGAGATCACGGCTTCCCCGTGCGCGAGCTTCAACGTCGGCATATCTGGCGGCGTCATCAACAAACCGCCGATGGGCCAACTCGAAGCTCCGGGACTCACCAAGCCCGCCTCGGGCTTCGACCAGTTCGCCACTCCGATCGCCAAGCGCTGCAAGGCGCTCTTGAGCGCCTCGGTAGCGATCGCGCTCTGCATCGTAGCGAGCAACTCGCTCCGCATGGACGGCGAGAGCCTGTTGATACGCTCGCGCATTTCGCAAATCTCCGCTTCTGTCATCGGGGATCGACAGCGCTGCAAGAGTTCCTTCGAGAGCAGTTCGATCGTCTGATCGTGCATGGGCCAAAATCTCCTGCTGAAGGTTGGGGACGACGATTTCAGGCACGTCCGCAAGCGGCTCGGCCCACAGCGCGTGGCGCTGGCGCTCGCGGCCGATCTCAATCGAGCCGAGCGGTGGCACTTCCAGTGCGCTGATCGCATCGACATCGAACTCGGGGTGGCCGGGGACGAAGCTGTGCTGACACGCCGGGCAATCGACCGGGTGGAAGCGGCTGAGCTGGTTGATCTGGCGATGGGTTTCTTCCCACGCATCCAGATCGGCGAGGGTATGCTCGGGCGGGGGGCCGCGCCGGCGGCGCTCGGCCGCGAAGTCAGCGTAGGCGAGTGCGCCGGCCAACTCCTCGCGCGACCGGAGCGGAACCGGGATCGCCTTTAGCTGGCCTTCGAGGTTCGCCTTCTCGCGTAGCAGCGCCTGCCGGTTCTGGTCGTGGGCCTCCAGCTCTGCAACGTCGCCCTCGACCATCTCGGGCGCAACCGGTGCGACCGGCTCCACGACTGTCAGCAGACGGTTGCGTTCGTCCTGGTGAGCCTGAAGTTGCGCGACAAGCTGCTCCAGCTCCTCGCTAGGGCGATAGTTCGCCGGCGGGCTCGGCTCCACGGGGCGGTTCTGGCTCAGGATCAGACTCGAAGCCACGGCGTCGTGGGTCTTGGCTTCGGCCTTACAGTCCTTCTCGATCTGCTCCAGCAGGTCAATGCCGATCAGCTGATCGACCATCCGCCGGCGATCGCCGGGGCGCATGCTGGTTAGCGCATCGAGGTCGCCCTGCTGCGCGGCACAGGCGACATTGAAGACGTCGAGTCCAAAACCGAGCAGCTTCGGCACCTCGCGGTTGATGGCGTCAGCTCCGACCGCCTTCACCTCGCCGTTGACCGTCAGCGTCTCCTTCTTGGGAAGGCGCTCGATCAGCACCTCATGGCCAGCGATGGTTGCCGAAAGAACAGCGGTGAGTTTCCGATAGTCAGAGGCCGCCCCACGGAGGGCGGCTTTGCCGAACAGGCAGTAGCCGATCATCTCAAGAACGATGGTTTTGCCGGCCTCATTGCGCCCGGTCACCGCGGTTAAACCCGGTGCGAACTCAATCCGGTTTTGGAACGTGCGCCCGGTGGTAGGGAACTCAACTGAATACTCCAAGTGATTAAGCATAGCGTCTCCCGAAGGTTCGAATGGCTCGTAAAGATAAGATCGAAAAGCTGCTTGAAGCCTTGGTCGCGGGTCAGAACACCAAGGAACAGGGGCTCGTCCCCAGCAAACTCATGAATGTCCTGGTTATGGGGGCACTCGGTGCCGTGGGCGCTCTGATCTGGTCGACTACGACCA